GTAACTCGTAGCTTTGACAATATCTGTACCGTTTGACACCAAAAGTTGTTTTTCTCCCGTAGCAACAGATACTCCTGTACCCGCGCCAACTTTTACGGTTACTGCGCCAGTCGTATTGTTGAAAACGAAGTAAAGTTTCTTGTTTGAAGGGACTGCAAGCACCGTGTTAGTGCCGCCCGTACCTGTCAATTCAAGATACATATTACGAGCAACACCTGACGCACCATCCGGAATTGTGATGGAGGTGGTATTCCCCGTCGTCATGGCCTGCGTGACGTACCCCGAAATCGCCTGTTCAATCAGGGTTCCAAGGTTAGTGTTCGTGGTATTACCCCACGATCCTGCCTGATCGCCTGTACCGATCAGTTCAAGGGCCAGATTAGTGCTGAATGTGCTAGACATTTACGTACCTCACGCCGCGATTTGGGTCCAGTTCGCGTTCTGGTTAGTATTAATCAGGCCCCATACATTTACTGCGGGCGTCTGAGAACCGATATTACCTGTTGCAGAAACCCCCGTAACCGGGTATGCGACTTCGACGTTTACTGTACCAAGTTCTCCGGTCGCCGCCAAACCTGTTACGAGGTATATGGAGTTCTGAGTCGCCGTTCCTAGTTCACTTGTACCTTCGACCCCTGTTACCGAGAAAATACAATCAAGGACAAATGAAACAGTGCCTATTTCGCCAGAGCCCTGTACACCGTCTTCGATGACAACAGCGGTGGCAACGATAACCTCGTCACCAAGTTCACCAGTCGCCTCAAGTCCTGTAACAAGTTGAGTATGTCCAGCAATAACAAGGTAGTCGCCGATGGCAAATGTGCCCTGAACTCCCGTAACCGACAAAACTTGATCAGTGACAAATGAGACAGTTCCAACTTGACCCGATGCCGAAACGCCTGAGACCGGGACGAGTAGTTCAAGGAATACCGTAGCATCCCCAATCTCGCCCGTGCCTACTACGCCATCTTCAATAACAACAGCATCGCCAACAACAACTTCATCGCTAAGGATGGCTTGGGCTTCAACTCCGGTGACAAGAATAATCTGGTCGGTGACTACAAACTCATCACCAAGCTGACCAAACGCTTCAAGTCCCGTTACAAGGATGACCTGATCTGTGACGAACGAAAGCGTGCCTACCTCACCAGTACCAGTGAAGTTTGCAGATGCTGTGCCCCAACCGCCTTCACCCCATCCGAGAATAGGGCTCCAGCCATCTAGGGCTACCACTACGTCCGTCACAGACGTAGCCTACTTAAGCGATGCGAAGGATCGCGGTCGAAGCAGCGGCAGCCGGGAACTGGATGGTGAAGTTACCAGCCGTCGAGGTCTTGTCACCGCCGAACGCCAGAACCGCAACAGCCTTGTTGCTCTGAGTCGCGTTGTAGATCAGCGCACCGTTCGCCGTAATCGTGGCGCTCGGGAACGTCAAATCATCAAAGTCGATGAAAGCCGTCGTACCCGTTGAAGTCGGAACCTGCGAGATCGTCAGCGTCAGTCCGCCAGCCGTGTAGTTCGTGCCAGAGGAGGACACTTCATCCGAAGTCGTATACGCAGTCGTCGCCGCGCTCAACGTGGCCGAAGAAGTGTACAGAGCCAACTTAAACACATCCGCCGTAGTAGCCGCACGAATGACGCCGGTACCAAAGTTATGGATGCCATCAAGGATCTCAACCTTGAATGACGTTGCCATTGCCTGAGTAATAGCCATTTTAATCTCCTAAATACGCCGCTGCGTCGTTAAAACCATTTTCAATTAAGTTACGTTGTGCAGTTTTTAAGGCCGCACCTTGCGCCTCTTGCAGGTATTTAATAAGTACCTGTTTTAACCCTTCTTGGGTATCTACACGGAGCACGCGATTAGCCGCACGCTCTGCAATCTCTTCAACCGTATGTTCTCGGTGGTCCGTAGTCTGAACAAAGACCTGACCAATTTCTGAACCGCCTACAAAGCTCATGTGACCGGAACCCTAACTTGTCCAGAACGGTATGCATCCTGACGATCCAAACCATCGCCAAGACGTTTGAGAAGGCCCAGTGCCTCCTGATACTTCGCCTCGTAGTTTTGCATCATGTCGGCTTCGCCCTTCAAGTAGGTATACGCCTCGCGCAACGCCCCGTAGAGCAACACCGACTCAAAATTATCCCCAAGCCATGACGTACCGTAATTAACGATAGACACCGGGTAATAATAGTAATGCAACTCCATCGTGTACGTATTATCAGGAGTCGGACCCAGAATCATGCTAGTGTCGTCCCAAATCGCGTAATACGCAGGTTTGCCCGTGCTATTCGGAGGCGGGTAGGCTTGCCGAATGTAGTTCACATCCTTATTGAGCAAATACTCGTAATCCCCGGTAGTCGGGTCAATCACTGCCAATGAGAACGTCGAAAGCCAATCAGACGGTAGTGCAAGGTACTGGAAGTTAATCGTCGTCGTACCCGTCACGTTTTTACGAATTGCCGGGATCTGAACCGAGTTGTAGATCCGTTCTTCAGCTACCTGCACAAACGTAGGAATATTCGCTACGAAGGACTGCTCCGTAGACTCACAGTAATCCTGAATCAGTGTAGAAAGCTGACTGTAATTCACGGCGACCAGCCACTCCGGTACTTCATGTTGCTATCAAGGTTGATCTGCGAGACAAACTTTGTGCCCTTGGTCGCAGCACCCGCACCCTTCATCTTCATGTGGGTGACGCCCTTGTTCACATCCTTCTCAGGGTAGCCGTTGCGACCCGTCGATTCAGTGTTGGGCTTAATCTTGTTCATGTTGTTCATGGCTTACCTCGGACCCGAAGAGCCACGCATCGGCTTGCGCTGGTTCATCACCTTCGCCATGCCACGACCGTACTTCTTCATGTCGCTGTTGGTCTTTCCACCAGCACGAAAATTCTTCTTACCATGAGCCTCGCTCGCGGGCTTGGCAGCATGGCGACGAAGCGCCTTCATTGCATCACCATTCTTCATTTCGATCTCCTAGGTCGTCACGACCGTTACGGTTCCAATCAACCCTGCCGGGGCAAGGTCATTTGGAGTTAATCCTGCATCATCGGCTCTGGCCCCGCCTACGGGTGCCCAGCCCCATTGTATCTCACGGCTACCGGTGGCACCGTCATTGCCTACCTCAAAGTAGCTCAAATCTGGTCTTGGGTTCCTAAGTGCCTGCGGATCATCAACCGGGTACAGACCCAGCGACAACTGCGGCTGATCGGGTTCCCAACACTCTGGACAAACCAAAATATTTACGTTCTTGGTCTTGATCACCAAAGACTTTAACTGACGAAGCTTGAACCGGAAACCACACCGGTCGCACTCCGCAATCGCGTGTTTGCCGCTTGCAAACCTGTTTGGCATTAGTAGCCACCCAAGAAGCTCTCACGGGGTACAAACCGCACTGCCGCCTTCTCACGGTCCTCGCCAGCGGCCAAATCCCAAGCCTCCATATACTCGGCTTTGAGCATTTGCATTCGCATGTCAGCGCCCGGAATTTTTAGCGACAAGTAGTAGGCCAGCCCCGCCACCATGCAGGGTAAAAAGCGAAACGGGATGTCCTGACCGTTCACGCCGGTACCGGGGTCAAACATCCGTACAAGTCTGGTGTAGACCAACGTCCAAGTCGTCGTGTTATCCGGCTTCGGCCATACCGTGTACTGCGGGTAGACAATTACGTTGTCCGCGCCCGTCGCGCCCGTACGACGATTAATCCAGATCTGAATCGGACGCCCTGTCGCGTTCTTGTTCGGGATGGACAAGTATGTGCTAGAGGAGATACGTGAGATATTAATGTCTTGCTGATTCGTGCCAGACCCAGTGCGGATCACGTGATCCAGAAGATCCACCGTATCTACCGGCAGGTCATATGTACCTTGGTTGTAAGTCAAAGTTTGGGTACCGGTCTCCAGCGTCCACAGGTTAATACCTCGGTTCGCCCAGTCCATGAGCAATAGACCAAGACTGCGCTTGGCGGTACGGAAGTCGTAACCCGTCCGCAACTCCGCACCACAACGCTCAAAAGCCTCTTCGATGATCGTGTTGAGATCAAGGTTGAAGTCCGTCGTTGCTGTGGTTTTGTAGGTCATTACTTCCTCGCCGTGACGACATCATCGCCCTTAGTGACGGTTACGTGGTCGCCTTCGACATCAACCCGCATCGGCTGCTCTTTACGATCCAGCTTGTCGAGTTTGGTAATGAGTTCCTTGATAACCTCAAACTCAGGCTTCTCTTCTTTCTCCACCGTGCCTGCGATTCCGTTAAGCATGGAGATCAAAGCGGTCAGAGATGCGCCAAGCAGCCCCATAACGGCAGCAATTTTATCGTTATCAAGAAACAGGCTAGATACGACACCGATGACGACAATTGCCGTTATGTACTTTAGACCATCCTTACCGATGGCTTTACCGGCGACATCTTTAGCAGACGACTGCGCCTCAAGCCGATTCAACTCAGCCTGAACCTGCGCCTTGAACATCTCAATGTCGGTCGGTTCGGTCATCACATCCCTCTCTTACGATGCGGCCTTACTTTTTCTTTGATGCCTTTGGGCTGGGGGACGAACTGCTTGCCTTGGGCTTTGCCTCGTCGCTTTGCAGCCGTTGTACGAGCGTATTCTTGAGGGCTGAGACTTTTGATCGCAGCTTCTGGTAGATACCTTTCACCCGTGTCAGAAGATCGTTTACCACTCTTTGTCCTCCATTTCTGGTCGCCCCAAGCCTTTAAGGACTGCTGCGGGGACTTCATTTGTTGCGCTCTTCCATCAACTTGACCCGCACCTGCAAGTCATGGATGTCCTGCATTAAATCGTCTTTTAGTTCTTGCCGTGCCGCCGCAGATTGCTGGCTATCAATGATGACGCCTTCGTTCGTTATTAGGATCGGAATCTTCGATTCAATAGCAATCAAGCGGTTCTGGAACGAGGTAATTTCACCCAGCAGCCAAGCCACGGCGGCAAGCAAGACCGGGAACAACATGTCCACGACCTTCTCCATACTGAAACTGGACTTACCCTCGGTATCCACCGCCCTTCTCCTTGTACCGCTTGGCTAACAACTGCGCTTTTCTCGCGCTCCACTGCCCTGCGGCGGTGCCCTGCACGGCCCGAGACTTGATGGACTCAAACAGGCTCTTCCGCATACCGGGCTTGGTGTAGTTACCGGCCTCGTTGACCTTGGACTCTCCGCCCTTGCTGAAAGTCTTAATCGGCTTGCCCGTGCCAATCACAGGCTTATTGTCCCCCCGCCGTTTGGCACGGGGGATTTTGTTCTTCGCAATCGCGCCCATGCCGCGTGAGGCCATCATACGAACTTACCTCGCGTCTTACCGCGTTTGGCGATGCCGTCACCTCGGCGGGAGGATTCCATCTTTCCACCACTACGCGCCGTGCGGATACCGCGCTTCATCTCCTGCATATACTTAGTTGCAGCGGCGTCCTCTTGTCTTTTCCGCTCTTCCATGTAAGCGTCGAATTGTTTTTTCAACGCATCTTTATTGGTCTTCTCTTTTGCTTTGGCTGTTTCAGCCTTCTTGCTTTCCGCAAGATAGCGATTAACAAGATCCTTGCTCTGCTGAAGTTCTCTTGCCTTTCTGTTGCGTTCTGATCTAGCAAACAGTTCGGCGTACTCTTTTTGCCCTGCTTCAGGCGAGATAATTACTTCTTCAACTTCGGCTTTTCCGCCGTCCTGAAACTTTTTCACACGCGGCTTAGGCATACGTGGCATACGAATCGAAGACGCCCCGAAACGAGGCATCTTCTTTTTAAACATCCCAGCGGTGTACTTAGGGATGCGATTCATAGTTAGATAATCCGACCTCGGGTTTTACCTTTCTTAGCGATACCGTCAGCGCGACGGGACGCAGAGGAGTAAGCCGAGCCGCCACCAGCCATCTTCTTGACGCTGCCGCCACGGTACATGCCAGCCTCGCGCAGTCTGCGACGAGCCTCTTCCGTACCTACGCCAGCACCTTTGGCAACGCGCTCAACTTCACGCTGACCAAAAAGATTGCCGCCCGTCAGCCGCTTGAACGGAGAAAGCACACGGTCCATATAACTGGAAGTCGGGTCATCGGAACGCCCCGTACCAACCTTAGCCGAACCCGGCTTGCTGCCACGACCGCCAGAACGAGCGCCGCTTGAAGCAGGTGTCTCAACTTCGGTAGTAGTTTTGGTTTCAGTTACACGAGACGGAGCAGAGGCTTTACTGCCACCGCCCATCTCTGCCTTGTACTTTTTACCCTTCCAAGTGAATTCTTCCTTGTCAGGGTCGCGGCCTTGACGCTTGGCTACAGCACGGGCGGCTTTAAAAGCCTCGCCAAAACTCCTTTCTGAGCCGCCGCCACCGCCAGAATCAGCGTAGCTAGTCGGCCCTCCCATTTCAAATTTCCGCATCTTGTGTTTCATGATCGCCTCAATTAGCCGCAGTAGCCGCCGCCCATCATCTTGACCATCTTGCCTTTGGTCTTACCTTTGCTGGCAATGCCGTCAGCACGGCTAGAAGCCGAACCGCCGCCAGACATCTTCTTCATGCCTTTCTTCATGCCACGCATCTCAGCCATTTCGTGCTTCAGCATGGACTTCGGAGCGCCCTTCTTTTTCATAAAGGACACTTCCTTCTTCATCATTGCCTTGGACTCTTTCACTTGGATTTACTCCTAAATTTGCGGCCTTTGTCGGCCTTGACGTATTCACGCCCCACGGATTGCGGGACGCCGACTTTTTTAGCGAACGCTTTGTTATGAGCGACCGCTGCCATCAATCTGTGCTGTTTGCCGGATTTACTTGGCATTTTTTATCAGTTGGTCGATCTTCTGATCCAACTTCTCCAATCTGTCGATTAGTTGCCTCATATCTTCTCGGACTTCAGCACGGGTGATGTGATCACGCGCAACCTCTTCCCGAGTCTTATTTAGCAAGATGCCGAGCCTTTGAAGCTCAGCAAACTTTTCCTTAACCACAAAGCCCAACACCGCAACGATTCCCGTAAGAACCATATTCCAAACGAGCATCTCCATCTCAACATTTCCATGCACGTAAGGATTTATTGATACGGGAATTGGGATCATTCGCAGTCTTGGCGCTCGTAAGCTTTCGCTTCATCCCCGACATTCGGGCACAGAATGATTTCTTACGGGGACCGCCTTCAGGCTGCGGAGCCTTCAACCCCGGCTTACCGGGATTAGCCCGGTTATAGGAAGCACGGCCTTTGGCATTCAAACCCCCTTTAGGATTCTTGCCTTCGGCACGTTGCCAAGCCGGAGTTTTAGCCATAAATCACCATTGTGGAGATAACGGCTGACGGGACGATATAAATGCTGGTCTGAAACAACAGACCTTCGCCCGGTAACAAAACGTAGTCCGGCGCGGTAGAACTTGCTTTGGTGTTGACTACGATCTTGGTCGGCCCACTAGCACCGCCGTCAAGAAATGTAACAGTGCCCGCACCCGAATCGGGAACGATATAAATCGCCTTCACGCGAGAGCGACCAATCACGAGGCTGTTTTGATCCAGCATATCGCCAGCGGCCACAGCGACCTTACTGGCTAAGACATCTGTTTGCATACTCATTCTGAGTCTCCTGTAATGGATGAAGGGGGCTTACGCCCCCCACGAAATCTTACGGGACCAGACTGGCGTACAAACCGATGTAGAGCGTGGTGCTGCCGATGAGAACCGGAATACGTCCGGTCTGAACCGATACCGTGCCTGAAACCGAACCCGTGGTCAGCTTAGTGCTACCGATGGTCAGGGTCGTGCAGGTCAGATTAGTAATCGTGGCAGAAGCAGAATCAACTGCGCCCACAAAACCATTCTGAGAAACGACCGGGCCGGAAAAAGTAGTAGTACCCATTGCAAATTACCTCACATGCGAGTTGTGCTTATCAGTCTGCATGTCGTCAGTCGGGGCTGTCTGATAAGCAATTTTTCCCGATGAACGACTGTATAACACCAAAAAAGAGGGGCCACAAGCCTCTAGGAACCTGTGACCCCCCAATTCCAGCTAGCTCACCAAAGAACTATCAGGACGAACCCGGCGAACCGAACATGCCGAGCGGATCCGACCAGCCGAAGCTATAACGCTCGCGGCTCTTGTACCGGACGTTGCCGGTGTCGAAATCTCCGTCCATGCTGTTCTGGAGCGGGGTACGAACGAAGTGCTTCATGCCGTTCGGAACGTCCGTGGTCAGGAACCACGCATTCGTGTCGGTCAAGAAGTGGTTCACCGTGTAGCCACCGGGAATCGACCCCATCGCCTTGAGAGCGTTGATGTCGTTATCGGCGGTTGAAACACGGAGTTCCGTATCGAGGAGACGCTTGGCAGTGAACATCAATGCCGGGGGCACGATGAGCTTACCGGGCTTCGCCGCGATCAGGAGTCCACGTTCGTCGGTCCAACCAGCGATCTGAATTACCGCCGCCTCAAGCGAAGTCTCGTTGAGGTCAGAGGCCGTCAGACGGTTGCTGTTGGTGCCGCCCG